ATCCTACGGTTACTCATAAATTTTAAATCCTTGTTTTTAAAGTTACTTAAAGTAACGACATTGTTACTTTAATACACTATATATAATATCAAGAATTTAGACATCTGTCAATGCAATTTTTAAACATAAAAAAGGGGCTACGAATAGCCCCTTAAAAATGTCCCTTTAGGGATTCTTTTTATTATTACATCAAGTTTGTTACCTTGACTTTTCTGTAGTACTGGTTACGAGCTGATGTGAAAGTATCCGCATCAATAGTACCGTTGGACTGTGTTACGTAGGGGTTAGCAATCATACCGTAACGAGTCTTGAAGCCGATTTTCGGCTGGAAGGTGTTAGGGTCAATTGCACGAACCATCTGCAACGGAACGTAAGGGCAGTAGAAAATACCTGCGTCATACGGGCTGGTGCCTTTGTAACCAACAACGTAGAACTGAGAAGCTGCACCAGTGTTGGCACTATACGGATCTACATACACTTTGTATCGACCATTCAGTACACCAGCAAAAGTATTACCAGTGTCATCAACATTCAAGTTGGTGCTGAGTGCGGGAGTGTAATCAAGAACACCAGCCATTGCCAAGGCGCTTGCAACATCTGAAGAACAGATGATGAAGTTGCCTTTGCCGCGGCGAGTATCTTGTGCAATCGCGTTAGCATCACGTTCGATATTGAACAGCAAGCCCTTGAAGCGTTCAACTGACCAACGACCGTTTGAATCAACGTCAAGGTCAAAAGTACCAGCAGTTGCAGTAGAAGCAGCACCTGTTTTAGCAACTTTGTAAATTGTACGAATAACTTCACGGTTAATTTCAGCAAGAATCTCTTGTGAAAGGATGTTGGAGAGTTCGCTTTCTGCGTCCAGACCATGAATCGCTTTCAGATCCTGTGCCAATTCAATCGTGTATTCTGCTTTCAACGCACGAGATTTAGCAGTTACTGTGGTTTTATCAATAGAGAATGCTACTTGAGCAAGAGAAGTAGAATCACCAAAACCTTCAGCAGTTGATGTAGATACACCAGTACCTGTAGTGTAAGAACCATCCACTGGGTTTGAACCAGCATGAGTACCCTCACCAGAGAAGTCAGTGTCTGCTTCGTTAAACAGAGCTTCTGTGCCTGATTGGCTAGTGTAGTGTGATCTCATAGCAAAGATCAAACCAGTTGGGCCAGTCATAGGCTGTACACCAGCTACGTCATATGCCATCAGATTAGGAAGAGCGCGTCTTACCAAACTAATAAGAATAGGATCGTAGTTGTCGATACTAGCGCCAGTTGCGTTTGCATGAGTAGCTTCGTGGAGAATACCACGCTCTTCACGCATTGCTTTTTCTTGGTTTTCAAGAATTACGGCAGTTACTGCACGGCGATAAGGGTCTGCAATAGGTGCAAGGCTCTCATGCTTCAGTACAGGTTCCCACTTTTTTTCAATTGTTTCTGAAAGATACATTTGTGTCTCCTTTATTGTTGTATTTAATAACTTTACTATTTATAAAAATTAAAATTTAGAATGCTTGCTAATTGCTTTGGCATACTTACTCATTATACTATTGTCCGATGAAACAAGTTCATTAACAGTATCTTCTAACGCATTGTCAGCAGAAGTATTAACAGATGTTTTACGGAAATAATTTTCTTTAACTACTTTGAGTTTGTTATTATAAGATTCATCACTTGTGTAAGTAATATCTTCCACTAATGTAGCAAACTTTTCAGCTTCGGTATCAGCCAAGTCCTCTGAAACTACAGAAAAAATATTTTGCTTTTTCAGATAAACTGCTTCTTCATTCAAGTTAATGTTTTTCTGGATTTCTTCATTCAAATTAGATTCAAGAGTATCTAATTTTTCCTGCATCTCAGCTAAAACATCGTACTTATCTTCAGGGACTTCAATGTAATGTTCAGTGAACACTTGTTGCAATCCTTTAATAAAAGATTCAGTTATTTCGTTACGAAGGCCGTTTTCAATAGCCATTTCGTTTTCTTTCATCCAATTTTCTGTAACGTAGTTAAGATACTTGTCAATGTTTTCAACTAAATCTTCAACACGTTCTGCATATGCTGCATTAGCCTGTTCTGTCAATTCAACTTCAATAGCTTCCACTTCAGAAATTACGCGGGAAGATACTACAGCTTCAAAAATTTCAGCCGCTTTAGTTTTAAATTCTTCAGTAAGATTTTCATCATCAGCAAAAAGTGCTTTTAAATCTTCTTCAAACAAGCCTTCTTCTGTTGCATACTCTTCATCTTCTTCATACTCTTCTTCGTCTTGAGTTTCATACTCTTCACGAACACCAGCAGAATTAGGTTGATTTACAACAGAACTGGTATCTTCCATGTCCTGGTAGTTAACGGCTTTGCCTGCACCCTGTCCTTTCGGAAGAGTACCGTCTTTAGATGCTTTAGATGCTGCTTTCACGCCTACGTCAGAGGTCAAACCACCTTCCGGATTACCAGGACTGTTTAAGTCTTGGACTTCAGGATTTGCATTTGAATTACCTTGAGTAGGAAAAGAAGCATCACCCTGTTGCTTATCCAGAGGACGATTTGCTGCACCCTCCATAAGCTCTCGGATTTTTGATTCTACGCCCATTGTTATCTCCTTTCGATTTAAATGATATTTAAATGTTCTATATATTTATAAAAATTAAATTCTTGAAATTTTATCTAAGAATGCTTCAAACGCTTTAACTTTTGCTTCTGATAAATTTCTAGAACTTGTCTTTTTAATTAAGTTTTTGGTTTCTTCAATCTCTCTGTCTTGCCATACACCCTTGACAAACACCCACTCTTTACCTTCCATAATACCTTGTATGTACGCATCAGGTGCTGATGGGTCTGCTACAATATCTGCGGCAGTAGCAAGCATAAAATCATCTTGAACTTCATTGATTCCATTAACTTCTTTAAGTGTGCCTAGACCTCGTGAACTAACACCCAATCCAGCTCCCTCTTTAATTAGACTTGAAGCAATATTGCCCATAGGAGTATCTAAAATTTTTGCTCGCCCAATCCAATTATTGCCGTCTTCTCTAAGAGATACGATCATATGTGAAACACGGTCAAGATTAATGTTAGGACCTTCAGGGTGTCCTAATTCACCATATGCTCTTTTAGTACTGACTTGTTCTTTAATATAACGGTTGACTTCTTTTGCCATTATTTCTTTTGGATACATTCTACCGTTTCTGTTTTTTAAATTTGCTTGTAAAAAAACGCCTTCTATAAAGAGACTTTTTTTACCATTCTCACTGCTTTCTTCTACAATGAATTGTAAATCTTCGTTGAGTTCTTTAATAAGTTTCATTAACCTAATACTCCGTCAGCACCTTGGTGTTGCTGTGAACCGAATCCTGCAACTTTAGATAAAGAAAGAATTACAGTACCACCGGTTCCTCCGTTATCAACAGCTACAACAATATTTGCATCATTTTCATGAGTGTCTGCCCAATCATAAAAATCTATGCGCCCAGTTCCTATACATGTATACAGTACAACTGAGTCTCTTGTTACAGTTGCTTGAGTTCCAGTACCTAAAGTCCACTGTAAACCCTTGATATTGACCAATTGAGTACCAGAAACAGTCTCACTTGTTTTTTTAAGATCAACATCAAGATCAATGGTGGCGCTTCCGTCATCACCTCGCAGAACTACAACACCTTGTACCTGTGTTAATTTTACTATATTTTTTATAAGAGCAGGCATTTATTTTTTCCCCCTGTTACTTTGGCATTTTCTTTTTAGAATTGGAGTGCATATGACTTTCAGACATAAGTATTTGAACACCATCATCTTCCACTCTTACTGTTTCAATACCATGTTCGAACATAACTTTATACCAAGAGATATTACCTTGACTGTCTGGTATGGCATGTTCGCCGTGAATTGGGGTTCCTTCACCTAAACCTTCTTTAAAGATTTTAGTGGCGCACATGTGCTTATCACCATCCAAAGAACCTTTTGCAACGCCGTCCATAGGTTCTTCTTGAATATCTGTTTCAACATTGGATCTAAATTCTTTGAATGTTTTCATTTTTATATTACTCTTTGGTTTCGTATTCGTCATCAATATCTAAAATGTGTTCTTCACCATCCGCTAAACCCATTGCTTGCATTTCTGGATTTTTAAAAATTGATCTTGCAAGAGTTTGTTTGTAATCATTTAAAGCATCACCTGCTCTTGCTTGCATAATAGCATTAAAATTTGTTTGAACTTCACTAGCATTACCCATACTAATATTATTAATCATGTCTCTAATTGCTTGATGATTGTCCATTATTGCTCTCCACTCAAATCAGCTTGTTGCTGTTGCATGTCCATTTGATGTTCTTGGTCTTGCGTTTTAAAAGGTGCTTCTACTTGCATTTGCATGTTAATTTCTTCTATTTGTTCATCTGTAAGCATAAGTATATTTTTCTGTGCATACTCTTTGCTGAACAATGAACCAATAAAAGAAGACGCTCCTTGCAATACTTCAAATCTACTTCTCAATATTTCTTGATTTTTAGATTCAGTATAATAAGTATCTTGAGAAAAATTATAAATGATATTATCTTTTATATCATTCCAATCTTCTTCAGTCATTATATTTTTTAATACTAACTGAGTTTTCAAAAGGTCTTCAAACATTGTTGAAAATTTTCTTCTCAGTTTAGCAACAAATTTAGCAAACTTTAATTCGTCTCTATTAATTTCAGCAGCACGACCAAAATTTAATCCAGCTGACTGTTCTAATCTTGACACAGGAACATTTAGTGCTTGATATAGTTTCTTCTGAAAATATTCTATATCACCAATTTCTCCTAAATTCTGCCCTGCTGGTAGAGTGTCAATTTGTGTTCCCTGACTACCTTCTCTACGGGGAAGCCAAAAGTCTTCTAACATGGACATGAACTTTTTATCGTCCCTGACTTCACCTGTGTTAGCATCATATACCAACTTGTTGCGATATCTATCCATGATATCTTTAAGATATTGTTCTGCTCGACCGCTAGGCAAGTTACCTACGTCTACATAAAAAATTCTACGCTCAGGAGCCCGTGTTATACGATAAATGACCGCAGCGTTCTCCATCATACGTAATTGATTTGCAGGTCTAATGGCTTTGTGTAGATACGATAAAGGAATATTTTTATCTTGATCTACCAATCCACTAGAGCAATATACAATAGCGTCTTTTGTAATTTTCAAAGCACTATTTGAATCAGCAGCCGGTTTATATTGCCCTGGTTTATCTGTTACTCCCTTTTCATTAAAGAGAAAAAATTCTTCTACATCTTTAACAAAAGAAACTCCATTTTCATTTTTTTCTTTTTTAATTTCTTTGATCTTTGTAATTTTACGAGGATCAATATAACGAATATCTTTAATACCATCTTGTGGTCTTGCAGTATCAATTACTTTGTGAAAGACTAATCTTCCATCAATGTACCAACGTCTAAAGTAATCCTGCGCTCTGTCGTTAAAATGCAAAACTCTTAAAATATAATTAAATTCATCTGTAATTTTTTTCTGAATATTAACAGAAAGACCAGTTTTATCTAAATTAAGTTTTAAGGGAACTTCATCATTGAGATTTGCAATTGAATCATTCACAACATCTTCAATAGCGGCATCAACATCTGCCATCAAGGCAATGTCTCTGTATCGCTTTATTAGCTCAGCCTCAGTGTTGGCAATGCCTTCAATATCTAAGTAAGTGCCATAATAGCCACCCGCCCGTATACTTTCGACACCGCCGTCATCCGAGGGTGCCACAAAAGACTTTTCAGTCGGTTGTGGCTTTTCCCGAGTTATCTCAAATCCAAAAATATTCATATTATAGTTTTATCTTAGTTAAGCATTATCGTAATGTTGATATTGGAAAGTTACAGTGAACTCTTCAATAACATCATTCTGGGCATATTGCAATGCAATTTCACTCATTTGAATTGGGAAAGCATTTCGAAGGGTATATCTACCACCTCTCAATACTTTATCATTTCTATCCAAATGCTCAATAACAAGATCAGCTTGATATTGTGCTGGAGTGAGAATACCAGTGTTAGTGGCATTATTGTTCATACCAGCCATCCATTGCTCGAAAGGTCTACGCAAAGATTGATTGGTATCATTAACAATTGTAACAGTCCAAGGATCAAAAACCCTTTCGCCAGCAAGTTTAACTTCTCGTCCTCTGTACTGTATAATTGCAGGGTTTACATTAGATGCTGGAACTGCTGCGCCAGTAACTAATATACTGTAAGAAGTATCAACCCCTGTAACATAACTTGGAAAACCTAACAGAACACGGAACTGGTTAGGACGTGCGCCACCAGCTCCTAGTCTTGATTTAAATTCAGTGATATTCATTTATTGCTCCTTTTACTTTGTATTTATATTTAACCGCCAACTTCATCAAACGAAATACCAGTTCTGGTAGCGATGAAGTTTAACTGTATGAAGTTAATGGAACGAGCAGGTTGAATGAAGATATCAGCAACAAAAGAATTACTATCAATAACTTGTGGAGTGTTATTCGTTTCATCACACACAGTACGGAAGTTGAAAATACCTCTACGGCCCTGAACATCACGCAAGAAAGGATCAACTAAGTTTTTAAATTGAGCCCTAGTAAATGCGTCATTAAATTCAAACAATTGAAATTTAGCTGCTGTAGCAATTGCTTTTTCAAGTGTAATGAATAGTCTACGAACGTTGATACGATCAAACGCACTGGGTTTTGCAAGCATGGTTTTATCACCAAACAATACAATACCTGAACCAGGGAATCCTACTACAGGATTGATACCATTTTTGTAAAGAGTATCACGGTCAGATTTGTTTGGAGAATATGCTAATTTAACAGCATTCTTAATTGCGCCTCTGTTATAACCTGCAGGAGAGAACCAAGGGTCAGCATCTGCATCAGTTTTAGCACAAAGACCAGCAACATCGCCGTTTAACGGAACATAAACATATGCGTCATTATAACGATCATACATGTATTTGTAACCACTGTCCATCACTGCATAAGAAGACCTAGTGAAGGATGCAAGATCAGCAACAATATCCGTTGCTTCATCGCCAACGTTACCCACTACACTTGCTTCTAGTGGTGAAACAAATACCATACAATCTTTACGAACTTCTGCGATATTGTCGATAACGTAATCACCAACTGCCAGTGATGCATCACCTACAAAAATTAAATTAACATCTACAAGTTCATCGTTTGCAAACAAATCAAAAGCAGTTTGTTTGTCACCGTCAGAAATTGAACCGTCTACTCCTCCGGTTAAAGTTTTTTGTCCTTCACTAAATGCTTGTTTAGAAGTAAACGCTTTACCTACGCCTGAAATTCCCCAAGCATCAGTAGAAGTTGCTGCCGCTGGATGATCTGTCCACCAAATCCATTCTGAGCGAGTATTGATTACATTTTTGTAGAAATTTGAACGACCCAAAGAATCTCTAGCATCAGATGCCTTTGAAACGCCTGCGAATTGTTCAAGAATTGTACCAGCAGTTCCACTAATTGCACCATCAACATCAACTACAATAATATGCAATTCGTCATTTGAACCACCTGCTGCTGCTACTGAAGTAGTGGCGCTTGGAGTATAATCAAATTGATCAGCATATGTCCAAGAAGAATAAGCAGTTCCTGCTGTATATGTTAAACCAGACGGTGTGCCTGTTGTTGTTACAATAGCTGCACCAGCATCTGTTGTTAAAGTAAAGGCAGTTACTGACGGTGAAGTACCGGTAATAGCAGAGACTTTATAAACAGTACCGGAAGTATAACCAGTAATAGTTCCAGTTCCGCCTAATGTACCAGTAATTACAACTCTAGCGCCTACTTCAAGTATTGCATTAGCACAAGAAAAAGCGCCACCAGTACTAGTAATTGCAACTGTTCCTAATGCACGAACAGGATCTGGTCCTGCTGAATCTGCCATTTCAACCCTAATTGAATTTCCCAATACTCCTGCATATTTTGCAGCCCACATTCCGTTGCTGCCCTGACCAGTTGAATGGCTAGTATCATACACATCTTCATTGTCAATAAGAACACCGGCAGTAGAACCTGCATTTCGTGAAGTACTGTTGACAGCACGAACCACTTTTAATGTATTTGTATACGCTAAAAATGATGCGGCTGAAAACCAACCTTTATTATTGACTGGAGGCTTACCAAATCTAGTCAGTAATTCATTTTCAGAACTAACTGTAACTACTTCATTAGCAGGTCCCCATCTAAATTCACCCGCGAATCCACCAATAGATGCTCCAACTGCTGGAACAACAGAGGTAAAATCTTTTTCTGTTACCTGTACACCAGGCGATAGCTGAAAAGCCATGTTTTTTCTCCTCGTTTATAAACAGATTATATAAAATGTTCTTCTTACTTTGTATTCATCTGTTATTTATAAAAATTAATATTTGAAACCATTCTCACGAAACTTGTCTTGCCACTCACCGGTAATCCAATAATCACCATCAATAACCTCTCCTTTGGGTTCATCTGTTGCTTTATGCACAATAAAAGGAGTCAAATTTTGTGAAATTGATTGTATCTGTTTGTTATATAACTGATCTCTAGTATTAACATTAACTAAGTCTTTAAAAAAGGGCATAGTTGATAACCATCCAAACAAAACAAGACACATAACAAGATCGTCATGATATCCTTCGTCTGCTTGATATGTTTGTCCCCTTTCAATGAATGTTGATATTTCATGTATAATTTCAGCATCAAAACATAATAATTTACGTTCTTCCATTAAAGACTTAAAGTTAAAACATCCTTGTCTCTTTACTTGCTTAGAAGTATTAACACCCAGTCTACTAGAGCGACCAAAACCAGGTGAAACAAATTGTCTTGCTTTTTCTGTAACTGTACTAAATAGATTTTCATACTCTATTTCTTCATGTAAAATTTCTATTACTTGTCCACCAATATCATTATTTTCACAAAGAACATATGCATTATTATATTCTCTACCTAGCTTTGCTATAACTTCAGGATAAAGTAGAGGAGCAATCTTATTGTTTCTATATGTTGCTACAATTTTATATGGCATATCTGTTATGTCAATAACAACACATGCTGAGTAATCACTACCTATGCCTCTTGCGGTATCAACAACTATACAATAATAATGTTTTTCTGCTGGATTTTCATATATTGATAATCCATCTTCATTATAAAATATAGGCTCTTTAGAACTCAATGTTGCTATTGTTCTAGCGTTAATAAGAGTGTTAGATGAACCAAGAAACGCACATAACACTTCTTGGTTAAATTTCAACTCACCAAGAAGTTTTAATTGTTCCTCTGCCCATTTCTCATCTCTACCTGGAATTTCAGTATAAGGAATAAAGTGATTGATGAAACCATTACTGCCTTTTTCTGACTCATTCCAAAACTTCCAGAAGTGGTTATAACCTAGAGGAGTTGAAGTAAGTAGAATCTTAGTAGTTTCACCCGCAGAAATTGTTGGATACACAGAAGCAAAGAACTCATCCGCAACATTGTTTGGAATGATTGCCGCTTCGTCAATGTACAACCAGTTTACCGATTTACCACGAATACCAGATGTGGTTGTAGCTGCGGTAAATATTCTACAGTTATTCTCTAACTCAATGTCACCCTTGTTCCAAGTCTTAACGCCTTGTTGCATCCATATAGGTAAGTTTTCATACATTGTCTGATAACGTGCTAACACTTCTCTAGCAGAAGCAGTCTTGTTACCCATGATAGCTACAGTTTTATCTGCATTAAATATAGTGTAATGAAGAATACACGCAGATGCAGTAACCGTTTTGCCTTGCTGTCTACCCTCCATGAGAATAACTTTACGATTATTTAATATTATATCTACTTTTTTCTTTTGACACTCATAGAGTTTAAATAATTGTAAGCCACGATCTAGGGTAACAATATGACAATAGTTTTCTATAAAATAAATAGGATCTTTTCTACATCTGAGATACTCTTGAAGTTGCTCTTTTGTAAAAGAATGCTCATGACCGATATTTTTTAGATTCGGATTACCATGATATGAAGTTTTTTCATCACTCATTTTCTATAACATCTTTATTTAATGCTCGTAATAAATCTTTAGTGCTTCCTACAAATAGATTATTATTTGTTACACTGTTTCCTACAGGTATCTTTTTGATTGCAGATACTTTTGCTTTCTTTTCTTGAATATCTAACATGCTTTGTGCGCTGTCTTGAAGCGTTTTAATTAACTGTCCTGCTACTTCATATGCTCTAGGTGAATCACTGTTTTTTGCGATATGCAATATACCCTGTATCGCCTGATCACTGTAGTCAGCAGTCTTTTTTAATATGTCTCTAGCATCTTGAAAATCATTTTCCAAATCTTTTTCTTGATCAGGTAAAGGAGATGGCAAGTTATTTTCAATTCTTGTTTTTTTTAAATTTACATCTAAGGCTCTAGTAGGAGAAACTTTAAACGTATTGTCTAAACTATCAAATGTACTCATTAGGTGTACCCATCATACTGTATCTTTTTTTGTTTTGTTTCTTCTGTAGAAATATTTTCAGAAACTAAAGGTTGAATAGGTTTAGGCTTAAATATATCTAAAACTATAAGTTTAGGTTTCGGTTTATATATTCTTTTCTTAGACCAATAAAAAACTTTTTTTCTTTTAATAACAAATATAGAAATTATTTCGTTTGCTTGCAAATCTATGATTCTATTTGATTCTTTATAGGCAGTCCAAGTATACTCGCCGATCTTATTTATTTTTAAGTTGTACACCCAAAATTCATGTATATAACCATTGCGATATATTATGCGTAACTTTTCAATTACTCTATTTTTTAATGTATAGTTAAAGTTTATCATTCATAAATATCTTCAAAATTTACAACAAAAATATGTGGATCAGCAGGTGTTGCTGGGTCTACATTTCCAGTTGCCTCAATTGAAGCAGTTACTTTAGTTCCTGTTTCAGATTCTAAACCCGTATACGCATTAGCAATTGCTTCTCTAATAATTTTTTGATTTGAAACATTGCCATAAAAATTTATTCTCATAGTAAAATCTAAAGTCCATATAATAGTTTGTCTTGCTGCTAACTCACCTTCATAATTGTCATCATAGTTTACGCTATCTAATGTGATTTTAATATCTCTTTTTATTCCTAACTCAGGAAGTTCATTTACGGTAATGCTAAAATCTGGATTGAAAAATGGAAGAATTTGTTCTATGATTTGTAGACCATCTTCTTGATTTTTTGCAAACACATATAACGATAATGTCATGTTCCAAGGTGTAGATACAAACGATCTACTAACACCAGTGGCAGGTGCTCCGTCTATTATTGCTTTATTATTTTGTATAGGGCTTACTTTTCTAGCTACATCATACTGAAAAGATTGTATTTCAAAACCCATTCTAGGTAAAAGTATTGCAGTTAAATCTTTTCTTTCATCTGCTGTAGTTCTGATTCTTGATAAAAACTTTTGCTTAGTAGAATATGCTAACGGAACTCTCAGTACTTGTTGAGTGACATCATTACCGTCAATACGATTTATGTTAATATTAGAAAATATTGTACCAAAAGCAGTGATTGCTTTTTTTATGTGTTGATGATAAAATTGTACATTTTTAAACATTAGATTATTTCTCCAAAAGGATTCACTTCAGAAAAATCTAAAATGTCTTCAATATTATTGAAATTTCTAAAATCTTCAGAATCAGTTTGTGCATCACTATTAGTTGTTAAATAACTTTCAAGTATTAAACTAGAGAAATCTTCAAGTAAGAATAAGGTATTATCTTCCAACAAGAATTGATGAATTAACATATCAAGACTATCTTCTTCAGCATTCGCATCCAACTCAGCAATACCAGTTTCAATAACTTCAGAACTGTATTCAAACAATTCACACTTCAATCTGTAAGTGTAAAGTTTGCCTACTTGATAAAAAGGATTGTTGAATTCTACTTCACGAATTTCAAACAGTGAATTAGTTTTTTGAAAGTATAATAAATCACCTTCAGACGGGCGTGTGATTTGTGTAAATGTACCGCCTGAACTTATTACTAATTCATCCCATCTGCGTCTAGCTAATATAAAAGTTGCACTGTCTCTTACTTCAAGACCAAATTTACTGAATAACTCTCCATCACCACCAAAACCTTCTACATTTTCAAGGTACATTTCCAATGGATACGCTTGAGTAAACTTAGACAAGGTATCTTCATCAAAAATGGTGTCTTCTTTAACTAGAGTACGAGGAAGATAAAATACATCGTGACCGTATATTTTTAGACTCTCAATAATCAAGTCTTCTATTAAACGTTGTTCAGATGTAGTACCGCTAGTATTCCCTGATTGAAAATAGAAATTTGTGGGCATGTTACTACCCTATCATAAAGGTTGGAGGAAGTTCATACTTGAGTTGCATATCTTGTTCGATTTTTTCAATCTCAACTATAGCTTCTTCGTAAATCTTATCTCCATTAAGTGTGACACCGCCTGGAAGTAATATACCTCCAAACTTTTTCATGTTCTCGCCCCACTGTCTTTTTATAAGAGCAGTTGCGTATTTTTTCAGAAACATGTCATCATAAACCTCAGAAAATTCTGTTGGGTCTACAATACTATATGATTCGAGAACTACAAAATCACCAGGATTGAAAGTTAAATCCCAATCCGTATCAACATATACCCGATTCATTTTTCTATTAAAACGAATCTGTCTTTGATTGACTAATAGTTGTTCAAGTGTTGACAAATGGGATTGTACTGCTGTATAATAAATCATGTCAGCGCCAAGTAAATTATACAAGTCATTCTGTCTGAATTGATACATTAGATCAAATAACTGTCCATCTCTTGTAGTACTTGTAGCGGCTCCACCAAAATTGAACATACGAGTAATAAATAATACACCATTACCAACTGATATATACTTATTACTCATGTCACCAGCGGTGAATGGTGTAGTATTGTGTAAAGCTGCTGATGCTCCTGAAGAAGAACCTATCACAGTTTCTCCTGCAATGAAAGTTCCTTTTGTATCTTCACATTGAAAATCAGTCGAATTAGCAGCACCTTTAATTACGGTGGTTGCACCAGATGTCTGTCCAGTTATTGTTTCACCCACATCAAATTGATTAGTTAAAACACTAGCCAACTTTACAATATCACCTGTAATTTGATGTGAGATAAATGTCTTTTGACGACCGTCAAAATGATACTCATACCAAAACTGTAAGGCATCATCAATGCGATCAGAAACCTGATCTTCATCTACATTGATTTCAATTACTGGAAACCCAAGTCTTCTTAAACAATAATCAATTAAGTCCTGTCTTGATGATAATGCCATTAGATAATTGCTCCAAGGTCTCTAGAGACTGTTCCTGTAGTTAAATCTCCCAAATCAACCGAATCTGGTATTGAAAATAAATCAGCATCAAAACTTTTTAGTTGTACAATAGTTCCACCACTATTTTTAGAGTATAGGGTGCCATCTGCCAAATTCATTGCAATCTCACCCACTTCCAGATCCTCAGAAGTAGGTGCGCCAGGTGATTCACTTCTTTTCGGTTTAATAATCATAGGCATTTACTAATTCCTTAGTTCAATAAAGTTCCCGCAGAGTTAAAAATTTCAATCCGAGCAATAGCATACCACTGTGTAGCTGATGATGCCATCAATTCAATTGAGCCATTTGCTGCAACCTGAATTGCTGCGTTTGCTGATAATGCATTGATTGCTCCACCAGTTGCAGGATAGATACTAAGAGTGTTTGCACCCTTGTTGACAATTACAATTCTGCGACCAGCAGTGGCTGTTGGAAGAACTACCCCTGTGCTTGCAGCAACTGTAGTAATAACATTATAGTCCACTGTAAGAGCTGTAGCAGTTCCCTGTGTAGAACCCGCAGCAGAAACTGCATTGTTATTATTTACAACAGCACTATTTAGTACTGGTGTTGTTAAAGTTTTATTTGTTAAAGTACTAGTAGAAGAAACGGTTGGAACAACTACACCCTCAACAGCAAGAACACCCGCAGATGAACGAGATAAAGTTGTATCAGATGCGTGACCAAGTTCAATACTACCAACACCCAAGGCAGTAGAAGTAGAAGCAGCTATGCCACTAACTGGAAGACCAGTACAGCTTGTTAGTGTACCACTTGAGGGAGTACCAAGTGCTGGTGTTACCAATGTTGGGCTAGTTGATAAAACTACAGAACCAGTTCCCGTAATCGCATTGAATTCATTGTATTCCGCATCCCAATCTGCGGCTGTAGTTAATGTAGTACCAATACACCTGCATTGTACACTAACACCTGGAATTACTGTTATGACTAGATTACCACCAGACGAGTTTACTGTTAAGTTACCAGTAGAAGCATTTTCAATTTCATAAGCAACACCTGCTGCTAGAGTGCTAGTGACAGGAAGAACAATTGTTTGTGTAGTTGTACCAGTAAATCTTTGATTGAAATTGCTTGTAGCAGTTAGTGTAGTTGTACCAGCAGCAGTTGCAGTGCTTGTGAATCCCTTTTTGATATTATCAATAGTAGGGAACGTTAAAGTTTTATTTGTTAAAGTACTAGTAGAAGATACAGTTGGAACAATTACACCCTCAACAGCAAGAACACCGGCAGATGAACGAGATAAAGTAGTATCAGATGCGTGACCCAATTCAATACTACCTACACCAAGTGCAGTAGAAGTAGAAGCAGCTATGCCACTAACTGGAAGACCAGTACAGCTTGTTAGTGTGCCTGAACTTGGTGTACCGAGTGCTGGTGTTACCAATGTTGGACTTGTAGCAAATACTAATGCACCTGTACCAGTTTCATTTGTTACTGCCGCTAACAAGTTTGCACTTGACGGTGTGGCCAAGAATGTAGCAACACCTGAAGCAAGACCAGAAACACCAGTACTAATAGGAAGACCTGTACAACTTGTCAGTGTGCCTGAACTTGGAGTACCCAATGCTGGTGTCGTTAATGTTGGACTAGTAAGTGTCTTGTTAGTTAAAGTCTGGGTTGATGTGGTACCAACAACTGGGATATAGTTAGTTCCGTCTGTTGTAAATTCCCAAATATCGGAACTCTCATTCCATTGAAGAGCAACGTTAGTGGAAGTGCCACGTTCTATTTCAATACCTGCATTTTGCGATGGAGTTCCTGCCTCATTACTATTAAGTGTAATGATGTTATCAGCGAGATTGATTGTTTCTGTATTAACAGTAGTTGTGGTTCCAGAAACAGTTAAATCGCCAGTAACAGTTAAAGCATTATTAACAGTAGTTGTACCAGTTGCTGCACCGATAGAAAGAGTAGTTGCTGCACCAGCAAAGTTTACAGTGGTAGCAGTTGTATTAATAAGATCAAACGAAGTGCTTGGTGTAGTTAAAGATGTTGTAATTGCTGGGCTAGTACCAAATACAGCAGCACCAGATCCAGTTTCATCTGTTAATGCAGTAGCAAGTTGAGAAGAAGTAAACGAACCAAGAACAGCAGCGTTTCCGACCGATGTAACATGCCCAGTTAAATTCGCATTGGTTGTTACGTTACCAGCAGTTAATCCAGATGCTGTACCAGTTACATTGGTCATTACACCAGAAGCAGGAGTGCCCAATGCTGGTGTTACCAATGTTGGGCTTGTAGCAAATACCAATGCACCAGATCCGGTCTCGTCACTGATAACACCAGCTAACTGTGATGATGTTGTTGCAGCAAACTGAGACAAGTTTGTACCAGTTACTGCCATGGTACCAGTTTGAAGGGTTGTATTGCCATCTGCAAGAGTAACAGTACGATCGGCTGATAGAGTAGTAGGAGAAATAACAACTTCAAAACTTCCAGTACCGCCAGCACGGCCCTTGAGTTGAACCCCATCTTGAGTAGCCGCTGCTCTTACTAAAATACCATCGGCGCCAGTCGTAGTCAGTGAGGTACCAGTAGCAGCGCCAATGTTTGGCGTGGTCAATGTTGGACTGGTGGCAAATACCAATGCACCTGTACCAGTTTCATTTGTTACTGCTGCTAATAAGTTTGCACTTGATGGTGTACCTAAAAAGGTTGCTACACCTGAAGCAAGACCAGAAACACCAGTACTAATAGGAAGACCTGTACAACTTGTTAATGTACCACTTGATGGTGTTCCTAAAACAGGGGTTACCAAGGTTGGGCTGGTGGCAAATACCAATGCACCTGTACCAGTTTCATCTGTTACTGCCGCTAACAAGTTTGCACTTGATGGTGTACCTAAAAAGGTCGCTACGTTTGTACCAAGACCAGAAACACCAGTGGATATTGGCAAGCCAGTTGCATTCGTTAATGTGCCGGAAGCAGGAGTACCAAGAGCAGGTGTTGTTAAAGTTGGACTAGTAAGTGTTTTATTAGTAAGTGTTTCTGCACCATCAAGAGTTGCCAAAGTACCAGTAGTTGGTAATGTTACAGAAGTATTAGCAGTAGCAGTAAACGTCTGATTAAATGAACCAGCATGTGAAACATTGCCTGCAAGAGTTAATGTATTTGAACCATTATTAACACCAGTACCACCATAAGTAGCACCAATCAATGTACCTTGCCAAACACCAGTACCAATAGTACCAACAGAAGTTAATGAAGAATCAGTAATTCCAGTTCCCAATGCTGATCCAGATAGAACTGTTGTTCCATTAATCTCATAAACTTTACCTGTTAACAGGTTAAAATCTTCAGATGATGTCCACGCATTAGTGGCACTAACCCAGTTAAGAGTTTTATCAGTTGCACCTTTAAGAGTGATACCACCACCATCGGCAGTAATATCGGAAGGAACTGCAACAGAACCCAATTCGATATTTTTATCGTCAACAGTAATAGTGGTAGCGTTAACAGTAGTAGTTGTGCCATTAACAGTTAAATCGCCAGTAACAGTTAATGCATTGTTAACAGTAGTTGTACCAGTTGCTGCACCGATAGAAAGAGCAGTTGCTGCTTTGGCAAAATTAACTGTAGTAGCAGTTGTATTAATAAGATCAAACGAA